GTCGAAAACATCCTGGCTGATTATTTGTATAGGCTGCATATTCAATTATTTATGCTAATATGTGTTTATATAAATGGGCAAAGGCATTTCCCATTCGTTATCAAATTCTTCACGGAATTTATCATATACCGCAGGATCCCATTCTTGCAGAATCATAGCCATACGCAATGCTAATAAAATACTGCTAACTAAATCGTCATTACTGCCCGTTTTTCCAGAAAAACTAATGCCTTTTGCCACAAAAGTCTTTAATTCTGATATCAATTGTTTAGAATTAATCTTCATTCTATTTGTTTCTATAAGATGCTTTAATTTTGCACAAATGGCGATCTTACTACTGTGTGTAGTATTAAATCCTTTGCGGAACCTGCGTACATGACCTTTTTTTACAGGTTCGCTGAGGAATAGACCTGATATAGTTTCTTCGCTAATTTCTTCGATGGATATTAATGCGGCTTCTCCTACGGTATTGTTTTCTATAGAATAATATAAGCTGGCTATAGTATCTTTTTTCTCAAATTCGCTATTAATGAAATTACAAATATCCCTTAATATTCTAGTTTGTCCCTGTATTGGAGTGGTATTATGATGCCATTCTGCCACTTGGGTAAACGATGGCAATTCCAATACTTGGATAGCTGCGGGGTCGCCGCCTGTACCTAAGCTGGGATCTAATGCTACTAGGTATGTACATTTAGGATTTATTTTTTTATACCATCGCACTTGCCCCATTTTCATTATAGGTTCCATTCCTTCTAAATCAGCAAGTTTGATAGCAGTAATTAATGTCTCGTCAAATACTAAGAATTCGCATTCATGTTCACGACGAAACCTTTCTTCGCCAATACGAGACATTTCTTCTATTTTCCATTTTTCATCACGATCCGGATGCTCTGTCCAGTGTGCTTTAAATGGAAAAAATCCATTTTTACCTAATACAGTTGTATTACCATGCTCGTCAAATCTTTTATTGGCTTCTTTCCAAATTAGAGCAAATTGGTCTTCATCCGAATTTGGTGTTGATGTAATAATTGCTTTACCACCTGTGGCCAATGTGGGAGAAATTGAGGTCCAGAATTCGCTAGCGACATTGGGTGGTACGAACGCAAATTCGTCAGCATATAAGAGAGATAGCGACATACCACGTCCTGTAGTTTCTGTGGTTGTTTGTGCCACAATACGCGAACCATTATCAAATTCTATACTTTCTTTGTTATAACTGGTACAACCCGGTCTAATATGATCAGGGCAAAGTTCGTAAGCAAATCTTATTCTGCTCATAATTTCTTTAGCACCGGTATATTTGTGTGCTGCAATTAATATAGTCGAATCCGGAATAAACATTGCATACCATAACAAATAGCCTGCTGCTGTGGTAGTTTTACCTGTCTGTCTAGGTAATAAGTTTACATTAAATCTATGATCATGATAGGAATCTATAAGTCTACGCTGGTATTCAAATGCTGTATACTTTAGCTTACCTTTAACAGGATGTTGAATATGAAAGAAATTATCAAGAAAATAATGGGGGCCGTTAACCGGATCCAGACATTTTGCTAATTCTTCGATTTGTTGATTAGTAAACTTTTGTGTAGTATGAGCAGTTTTAACTAATTTGTTTTGTGACTTTAACGCCATATCATTATTTAATCAAAAAAATAGGCTCCGAAGAGCCTATTTGAGTGGCTACGCCTTAAAATATGTTATGTAACATCCATGTCTTTACTACCAACTACTAACGGATGTCCTGGTTTACCATAAGTTGTGTTCATGTGTAATAGTAAACTATCTAATTTTTCGCCTTTCATTCCTTGTCTTACTGGAAAAAACCAATCACCTTTCTCATTTTGTTGCCAACCATTGCGTTTAGCTACTAAAGGACCGAATTTTTTAATTGCGTGATTTACTAACTCAGAATTTAATTCTACTTTACCTACGATAGGTGCTTCTTCTTTTTTCTTTACTTGTGGCTTTTCAACATCGCCTTCTTCATCATCCCCGCCGCCAAGACCACCGGCGCTAATGCCAGTTCCTCTGGGGCTAGTCATACGGGCGTCATTGGGATTATGTACGCCGAAAGAAAAATCTGATCCACCCGATACTTCATCTCTCCAATCTTCAGAAATAAATTTCTTATAATCTGCCATTAGGCGATCTTCTAAAGCAGCAGGTTGTGCCATAGTTCTTGGCTTTCCTTGCTTATCATTTCCATCTCCATCATTTGGATGTGCAGAATATTCATTAGCATCGAACGACGGTGTATCTCTAGGATCATTAGGTGTGTTATCGAATTCTGCACTATGCGAATCCGCTTCGTCTGTTTCTTCTTCGCCTGAGCGATGTAGTTCGTCACCGTCTACTTCTGGATTCATCTTATCGATTACGCCGCGCATAACTTCACTGTCGCTAGCGGAAGGGCCAACTCCTAAAGACGGTGTAGCAGATATTACAGCTGGCTCATGCTCAACACCTAAATGGCTGGGTTCAACTTTATTAACACCAGCTAATTTCATAATAGCAGATAACATGCTGCCTAATTCTTCGCCGCTATCTGCGGTGATATTAATCGTAGCAGGAGTCTTTGGTTGCGAAGGCATCATTCCCATAGGACCACATTCTTCTACTGTAGATTCTTTAATAACATTTGAATTATTTGCGTCTAATTCTTGTAAACGCTTTAGTACATCGATCATTTGCATGATTATTTTTTCCTTGGGTCTGGAGCCTGCGCTATTGCACTCTTGGTATAGACAGGGGTGTTAGTAAGATAAGTAGCATCACCTTCTGTAGGGATAACTTCTCCTCTTTCTTTACGCTGTAATTTTAAGATATCATTTAATTCTTTAACAAAACCAGTGTTATATTTGTCGCCATAATAATCTTCAAATTTTGGTGAACCGGCTTCTTTATAATCGGGATCGTCTAATAAAGCGCCTTCTCTTTTTTCTTCTGGAGTTTGATATTGTTCGCTAGGTTCACCTGGACGGACTACTGCTAAATTCTGTTTACTAATTCCTAATCCTGTACTGATATATTCTGTTAATTCTTGCTGTGTTGTAGGGTATCCTAATACAACTTCAAAAATATTTACTTCGCAGTTGCGTACTTGTGGAAAATCCAACGGTAAGGATTGAACTGGGGTAGTTTTTAATTTTTTAAAAGCATCTACTTGATATCGACTTAATATCGATTCAAGTTTTGCTTCTTGTTCTTTAGTAATAGTACCGGCAACCTTAACACGAAACTCGTGTTTCTTGGCGGCGATAGATTCTGATAGATAATCTTTAAAATTCTTCATAATGTTTTATTTATTCAAATTCTTGAGTTTTTCCAGGATACTATTACGGTCTGTAAGTATGTATCCTTCGCCCTCTACGGTGTCATTATTGCTATTTTTCTTATCAAGAGCTAATTTTTTTAGCTGTAAATCAATCATTTTTAGCTTTTTGTCAATCTTAGCAGATTTAGCAGCAATAGCAGCGTTCATCATGTTAGCAGCTACTTCAAACATACGGGATCCGTATCTAGCTTCTACATTCATTCCTAAATCCATCAGATCATCATAGGCCTGTTCTGCTTTAGCTGCCAATGCATCGAACTCTGCATCTGCCATGTCTCCTAGACCTTTTACACGGGGTAATGCAGATGCAATTTTATCAAATTCTTCTAATTTATCTTGAAGATTAATTACCTGTTGTTCTACTACAGGAGTTGGCTCTATTACAGGTTCTTCTGTAGGTGCTATGTTTAATACTTCTTCTAGTCGTTTAGTCATAATACTACTTATTTCTTTTTGGATCCATTGTGGAAAATATCTGTTTCGTTAATTACCCGAAAATGTATGCCTTGATTTTTACACCAGATTCCTGCGGCTTTCCATTTAGCCATATTTTTTACATACTGTGCTTGATTATAGGGATTTTTACCTATACGTTCTCTTAACATTTGGTTAGCAGGTTTTATTTCAATTAATTCCACATGCTTTTTCATGTTTTTATCAATATATGTAATAAGAAAATCTGGAACATATACTGTTTGTTTTCCAGTTAATGGATCTCTATAAGGAATTTTTACTCCTTCGCTGACCCACTCTTGTATACTGGGATTATTATCACAGAATGCCATAAAAGTATATTCCCAGCTGCTTCTATATAAAGGCATTCTATTGCCCATATATTTTTCGGGATTTTTTAATTTATAAGTACCTTGACTAAACTTTAAACTCATGGTAAAACATTTCTGTTCACTGTGGCATTAGTAATATATGTTTGACCGTATCCTAAAAAACTAGTTTTGTATCTAGTATAATTGATTATTTCTGCTACCAATGCACTAATCTCTACATTAGTTAATCCTTTCATAGTATCAACAATTTGCAAAGGATTAAGATTATCTTTTCTTGCTTGACTAATAATCACTGTTGCCAATGCCTGTGCCGCAGTTGTATCAAACCCTCGTTGAGTAAAAAAACTAATTATTGCAGTTAAGACGTTAGCATCCAGCTGAATAGGTGCCGCATAATAATTAGCTACAGCCTGTAAAACACTACCGGCATTAGCATTATTATTAGATACTGGTGGTAAATTTGTGTATAATGAGGCCATAGTTAAGGTCCTTTAGTTGCCACTGTAGATGGTGTTGCTTGAGTAGTCCCATTAACACTGGAATTGTTAGTACTAAGAATACCAGAAGAATTATTGTTAGGAAATGGAGTGGCTAACCCTGCTACGGCCGATCCTGCTAGTACACCACCTAATATACTGTATCCTTGTCGTGCGGCTTGTCCGGAATTCACCAGAGCGGTAGTTCCTTGAAATAAATTTTTTGTTTGCAATGCTACTCCTATTAAATCTAATGGACTAGAAGCATTGGCTAGGGATCCGTTTTCTCCAAATATATCATTAAATCCGGTAAGTACACCTCCCAGACTATCAATGCTGGATTTAATCGGACTAAGAGTAGTATCGTAATAAATCGGAACCCATCCTCGAGGATTTCCTCTTTTAAGTTTTCCTTGATTATATATTACAGATTCATAAGACAGTGTCATTCTATTAGTTAGTATTTTATTACCTTCATCTTGATTTAAACTATCATGTGCCCATTCTGTAATTAGTGGGTTAACCAATGTCATTTGCGTAAAATCAGATTCGCCATGGCCCCTGTGTAAAACATAAATGTCAATGCTATCAAAAAATGGATAATTTTGATTATTGTTTAGACCATAAGGATAATTGACCGGTTGAAATTTTGTATTTCCATATTGAGGGTCGTTTAATTTTCCGTTATTACTAGCACCGTATACACCATCCATGTAATAATAATGATAATACGTTGTCCAAAGATTGTTACTAATATCGCTGTTGTCGTCGTGAAATTTTATACTAACTGGTTGATAAACTATTTTAGTTTGTACAACCGTTTTTCTATTATACTGATTTAATGTTTCTGTTTGTACTGTGAATTTAGGTTGATCTACTTCTTTTACTAGTAACCCTACATCTCTATAATGCTTTCTTTTAATCCAAGAAGTGGAAGGAAGGCTGCTTAATACCGTTGGATTTATGTTAAAATTAATAAAATAAAGAAACCCAACTTTGGGAGTACGAGAATAGTTATTTTCTACATAAAGTCTATTGGCGTGCTGGTAATCTTTCATACTAGCGCCGCCATTACCCAATAGGCCATTGCCTAACCCACTAAGGAAATTTGTAAAGGCATTACTCATAGCAATATTTATCCAATAAAAAAGCCGGGGGTTGCCCGGCTTTTTATTAACAATTTAATGTTAATTATCCACCAAGTGCCATAGTACCAATTGTACGACCCACTGATTGACCAATGCCAGTCAATTGACCTGCGCCGTTTAATTGTAGTGCGTTATCATAGCAAATTGATAGTGCAATATCCATAGGATCTGTTGCACTAGCATAATCGCCACCTTGGTATGTTACTTGCTTGATCCAGCAACCGTGGAATTCGAAAGCTTCTAACACTGTTGGAGTATAAGCACCGTTGCCACCATCCAACAGTTCTACACGCATTAGGAATTTATAATCAATACCTGAAGCAGCAGAACTTTGTTCAAAGAAGTCGAATTGTTTCTGCATCTGCTCGCCAACCTTACCAGTTACTGCTCCAGTTATGTCATCGCGTAGTGTTAATGTAGCGTCATTCCATGAATGTTTACCTGCTAGCTTAACTGTACTGTTATAAACAGCTAGTTTGATTTCTTCAAACTGTGCTACTGGTCGAGTCACATTCATAACTTGTTTAGTAAGTTCTGTACTAGGTGTTCCTGCTACACCAAACCCGTCTAAAGTAACGCGGAAGCGATACTTTAACTTTGGCATTAACAGTCCCTGAGACTGTGAACTTTGATCTGTTGATAGCGGTACGCTAAAATATGCTAGATTTGAAATTGTCATTTAATTATTCCTTATTCTTTTATACTATTAAACTCCGGAACTGCTTCCTGGAAATCCAGCACCTAAGTTACCTGATGCAATAGCTCCGGTATTAAGTAAGCGTAATGGAATGTAGATGAATTCAACAGCTTTAACTGGTTCAATTGCAATGTCTACCCATAATTGACTTTGGTCAATTCTTGTAGGAGTATTATTGCTGCTATCACATACTACAACGAAATCGTTGAGAGCACGTTGACCAACTAAAGTAGTTAAAATACTTTCCACGGCGGCTTTGACTTCATTGCGTGTTTGACTATCATTGGGCTCAAACAAGAATGGCTTGACCGCTAAAGGCAGTTTTTGGCGTAAGTATGCTACTAATCTTGCAACATTAATACGATCCAATGCACTAGCAACAGGAGATAGTGTATATTGACCCATGCTAACTAGTCCTACTCCAGGAATTGTAGCAATTGGATTAATCTCTAATGGTGCCATCGCATCACGTAATCCCTGATATAGAGATACTGTTTTAAATTCTGCTGTAACCGAGTCGACATAACCTACGCTAGATGCGTTAATAATTTTACCTCGGTTAGTTCCTGCAGGAGCAAACCATGGATAGCTGACATTATCACTATTAATGATAGTGTTTAACATCATATGGCTGGAAGGAACAACAATGTTATTTCCACTATTGTCTGTAGTTCTTCCGCTTGGGTACCATACTGCTGTGTATGTATCCTTAGTTACTAGTCCGTCATCACCATTGTCAGCAGCATTGGCTGAATTTGTTCCCCATGCTGTTAACGCATTAGCATTGCCTTCTAATCTAAAAGGAGTGTCACCTACAACTAGTGCAGTTAATCCTCTATCAGTATTTAGGCCTACCATATTGCTAATCATTTCTGGATAGCCCGGGCAAGCAATTAAGTTAAAGTTTACAGTATCAGTGTCACGAATTTTTAAATTAGTGTCAACAAATGACTTTAATTCTTTAACAACAACTGAGCGTTGTGCAAGGCGACCAAAAGTTCCTACACCCATATCATTATTTGGGCTAATCGATACCCAACGATCTAAGCTGTATGGTGAAGCACCATTCATAATATCATTGCCATATGCAGCATTTAATCCGTTATTAGCATTGATATTAATGTAACCTGCTTCATACTTCTTAACTGTAAATCCTGAACGACGTAGATTCCATAGACGTGTACCTTTTGGATACAATGCAGGATCAACAACGTCTGGATCTACATAATTGCTGACTAATAGATCTGAAATAGGAGTTACATATTCCATATCATCTTGACCATTATCTGACCAACGAGCATCATAGAATACCCAACCGTTAGGACTGACATGGTCAGTTACATCTTGTTGGATCCATTTAAGCACTGTGCCATCGTATACATAAACATTCTTTCCATACATATCGATGTCTGAAGTGTCAACCCAAATATCTCCATCTGCTAATGCAGTTGAGCCGTCTTGTTGAGTAGTAGGTTCTGTAGCACTTACTATCGGACCGCTTGGATCTGTGTGGTTAACTCCGTTGGTTAACCCATTTAGGAATCCGTTATAATGTTTATATCCTACCCACTTACTACCATCATTAATCATGATATCTACATCATGTAGTCTTGCGTCATACCATAATGTACCATTATCTGGTAATGTATATGGAGTATTATTCGATGCTTCATAAACCAGTGGTTTCCAATTCGAAGCAATGAATCCGCTACCGAAGCCGTTATCGTCATACGCGGGAGCAGCATATAAATTAGCTACACTAGTGGAATATAAGTTTGCATTAGCTAATGGATTATTTACGCCATCTAAAATTTCAAAATCACCACCTAGTTTATGTGTTAAAGATAATCTATTAGTATTGCTGTCAAATGATGCACTGACATTTACCAATCCGGATGTATTAATAGCAGAAGCTATCAACGAACCGATATAAAATCCACCACCTGGGGGTACTGTAATAGTTACAACCGGACCCCATGTTGATGTGTTATTAGAAGTCTCTCTAATAGTAAATTCTGCAGTGGATGGATTAACAGCAGTAGATGGAGCACTAGTTATTGTTGTTGGGCTAGTGGCATGTCTTCTCCATACTTTAAATTCTGAACGAACTGCGCCGCCGCTAAGGAAGCTGTGAGTAGGATCAGATTCAACAAACAATGTGCCAGCAGGAATATTTGTTCCGCCGCCTGCACGATCTAGTTGGCTAATTGCCTGCACTGTGCTATTGTAAATAGGTGCATTTACGGTGTTCCATGTATTTGTCACACCACTGTAATTTTTAATAACCCAATTAGCTCCGTTTCCTGGGGGAGTTGTCTTAATCCAAATACTTCCAGTAGGAGTAGTATTATTATAATCGGGGTATTGTGTATGTGGGCTAACCGTTACTCTTACAGTACTTTGATTTGCACCGCCAGCGAAATAATCAACAACTTCTACCCAAGAGTTGTTAGTAGCTGTAGTTTTGTACCATACTGATTGCGGCATTGTTGCGTCATTATCTGATGTAACGACAACGGCATAACTTCCAGGTGTACCGAAACTATCTAATGGTATTCCTGAATTTCCAACAGTCAATGATGTAGCAGTGTTGTCATTGTTTATGATTAAAGGTGTTACTGAGCTAAACGAACCGCGACCACTAGCATTCCATACTTCAATGCCGAAAGCACTGGAGTTAGTATCTAACCAATATGTACCTGCTACAGGAGGTCCTTCAGGAATACTAGTTGATGCAGATAATGCTCCTAAATCGATCGGTGCGCGAGCTACATAAACTTGTGAAGTAATTCCTAATAAACTATAAGCTGCTTGTAATCCGTATTCATTTTGTTCGCCTGCATTTACAGGATTATTGCTAGAATCAGTATAAAACAACGGTGTTCCGAAAGTATCTACTAAATCTCTTTGGCTAGTGATCAACCAAATTTGGCCGTCATATGCAGGAGTTGTACCTTGTGCTATTCCTGTTCCCGAAGAATTCTTTTTATTTTCTGCTGACGCAACAAAAATTAGTGGTACAGTTCCTGGACCAGATGAAGTATAAAAACTTTCATCGGTTACTGATATTGATACGCCTGGTGATGCTAATGTGGCCATTGTGTCGATCTCCTTAATGGATTACTTTGTTTTATTTATGCGCTTCTCCGAAAAAAATAGTGTTAAATACATTTGAAAAGGGCAGTAAAAGGGCAGTCTATGAGAAAACTTTGTAAAAAATGTGGAGAACGGCCTGTTGCTATAAACTACTATAAAAAGGGTAAGGCATTTTATAGATCTCGATGCGATCACTGCGCTAGAGGAAATACAACCACCCGGCCATTATGGGCATTGGCAGGATATCAAAAAAAGACAACTTGTGATCGATGTGGATTTAAATCTCCACATACAGAAACATTTAATGTGTTTCACATAGACGGAAATTTAACGAATTGTAGATTTACAAATCTTAAAACAGTATGTGCTAACTGCCAACGAGTCTTGCATAAAGATGGTGTTCGTTGGAGGCAAGGGGATCTTACCCCGGATTTTTAACTAATGTTTTCATCTGATCGTATAGATCTTGAATGGATCCATTATTGTCAATAATATAGTCAAATTTGGTTCCTACCCAAGCAGTTTCGCTAGCATGAACATTTCGTTGTTTCATACGCTCTAAAGCGAGGGCATAATTACTACATTTTTCACCCGCATTTACATCGCAAGCATCATTATACCATTCAGGTAATTCGCCCCTGCGTACCCAAACAACCATGCCACCCGCTCTTTTAATTGCTAAAATTTCATTAGGAAAACGGCAGTCAGTAATAACAACATCATCATGACTATTGCGTAGTTTATTTTCTAAACTGGCAATCCAAATATTGTCATGGAATCCTTGACGACAGACTTCTGTTCCCCAATATTGTAATACCCATCTAGGAGTTAAATTAGGCATACCTAATCGTTCTGCCCACCAGGTATCTACTTGCTCTCTCTGTTCTCGGGCATCTTTTGTGCGCCCTTCTAACATAGCACGATCCCACCCAAATACTGCGGCTACAGAATCTTTGAGTGTGCTAGCAAAACTTTCACGCCTAAATTGGTGAAAATTAACCAAATAATCTGCTGCGGTATCTTTGCCGCTGGAAATAAAACCAGTGATTCCTATAATCATACTTTAGTATATTATAGATTTATTAAGATGTCAATTATCCTATAACAAAAGTAAGTGGTGTGCCACCGTCTTTGTAGTTGAACTAGTCTGCTTCTAAGACTTCTATTTCGGCTTTACCTTCTGCTTTAAGTGCTGCTCCATTTAATTGGGTACCACCTTGAGGACTAGCAATGGTCGCAAATTTTTCTCGGGCTTCACCTAATATAATCTTACAAGTGGCCAAACTATAATCACGCAACCACTGCGATGCCTGAGGATCCTGCAATAAATTAAAATCTGGTCTATAATTATACATCCATACTAGTAGTTCTTCTGAAGCATATGGTCTTTGCATGAGAGTTAATAATTTAGTAGTTTTATTAAAAGTAAAATTAATATCGCTACCGAACATTTTACCTACTTGTTTTTGATAACTGGCAAAGGCATAGTAAGTTGCTAGTCCACCCATGTTAGTCGATGCTAGAAGATAGGTGTTGGAATAAGCTAAATTAAATGGTTCAAACAAACTACCGCCGTCTCCGCCGCCGGTACGCGAACCTATACTTCTTCGAAATAATTGTCTAACTGCCATCACTTCTTTAGGAAGAACGTAATCATTTTCTCCAGGCTGTATAGTTATGAAACCAAAACTTTCTTCAGTAGAGTTACTGCTGCGTTGACGGAACTTATTTAATGAACGATCTATAGCAGTATTATAATGAACAGGATCTAGTTCGACGTCAATCATACCTGATCCTAACATTGCTTGAATGTATTCTACTACTTTTTGTCTTTCATTTTCTGTTTCGTTCATAATATTTTTATCTTATTAATTATACTTGGTCTGTAATTGTAGTTACTGAAATAGCACCAGTGTAAGTATGAATTGGCAAGCTATTTGGATTTACTACAACCGGAATTCCTGAAGACAATAATGCAAAATTTCCAGAAACAAATGTTGCATATGTTCCTGTGGTAGAATTAAAACCATTTAAATTTAAAAAGGAAGTAGTTAAGTTTTCTGCACGATTATTTGTAACTATTAATCCAGCTAATCCCCATCCTTTATTCCATGTTCCTCCTGTTGTTCCTCCGTTAACATAAATTGCATTGCTTCCGTTCTCAAAAGAATTGTTAGTGATAGAAACACCATTAGATAACGCACTCCAATTAGTTAAAGTTCCACTACCTGTATATCCTGGATTAGGTGGTTGAAAATATATTGCATTAGTAACTTGTGCAAATGTTGATGATTCTATAACCGTAGCATTACACTGACCTAATAATGTAATTGCTTTTGGCATGTAATTTGCTGCTGTTCCTGCTTGCTGCGCACTATTAAATTGGCAATTTCTCACCCTACTGTAAAGCGGTGCAGTAGCCGCATTACCTTGAGTAGATTCGGAAAATGTAATTGCGGAATAAGCTGTACTACCACCCCATGCAAGGAACGCACAGTTTTCGATTGTAACATGCCAAGCAGGACCGTTAACTAAAATTGCTCCGGTTGCTCCAGCAACATTTAATTGGCAAAATGTTATTCCTTGTATCTGCATTCCTGCCCCGTAAGGTGCGGCTGCGGTCAACCGGGGAGGAGAACTATAACTTATATATTGGGAAGGAGACGTAATTGTTAATAATGTCCCCGTATAATTAGAAACAATAGTAGACCCATACCCTACAATACGACCAGTAAAATTTGGAGGACACGAAATTGTATGAGGACTATTTAGTGTTACTACATATCCACTAGGAAAGATAATATCTTGCCCGTAATTAGACAACATCCAAGCAGCAGTATTTAACGCTGTATCGTCGGGGGTTCCTACAACTCCTTGATTATTTCCAAGACTAATATATCCATTACATGCGGCGCCGTATCTTCGTAAATCGCCAGGCAAGTAATTTAGGTTCCAAGTTGTCGGAACATATCCGTTAGTATTATTAACATAATTTACATTTGAAGAATCTTTACATGTACAATAGGCAATTTCTGCTTGTGTATAACCTAATGCTAACGTTGGAATTGTGTTCGAAGTAACCACAGACGGAGTTACAGTTATTGTAGATGAAGTAGACGATGTAAGAGATATAATAGTTGTACCAGATGATTGAGTTAATGTAATACCTGTTCCTGCTATTAATGATGATGTATCTAGAGATATAATAGTTGTACCAGATGATTGAGTTAATGTAATACCTGTACCTGCTGTTAATGGTGATGCAAGAGAAATAAAAGTTGTACCGGACGATTGAGTTAATGTCATACCTGTACCTGCTGTTAAACCCAATGATCCAACTGCACCCTGTGGTCCTAGAGGCCCGAGAGATCCTGCAATTCCTTGCAAGCCCGAGATACCTTGTGTACCAGTAGATCCTTTTATACCTTGTGTTCCAATTGCTCCTTGATAGCCCTGTGTTCCTTGAAATCCCTGAATACCTTGTGATCCAACGGTACCTGTCGAACCTTGTGTACCAAATGCACCTACTTGTCCTTGAACACCCTGTTGTCCAATAGATCCTTGACCACCTTGACTGCCAATACTGCCCTGACTGCCAATGCTGCCTTGGCTTCCTTGTGGTCCTAATAATCCTGTTCTGCCATCATTACCTTGACTGCCAACCCAACCTTGAGGGCCAATAATGCCTTGTATTCCTGGTAATCCTTGTATACCCGATATACCGCTATATCCTTGTACACCAATACTGCCTTGTGTACCCTGGTGGCCTAGTAATCCTTGTATTCCTTGTATACCGCTATATCCCTGTACGCCAACACCTCCCTGAATGCCAGTGGATCCACCAGCACCTTGACTGCCTTGTAGGCCAGTGCCTATTAATCCTTGACTACCAATGGAACCTTGAATACCAATGGCGCCTTGAGGTCCATTATATCCTTGGGTACCTTGTCTGCCTTGCACACCTTGACCTCCTTGCGATCCAGTTAATCCTGAGCTGCCTTGTGTGCCTGGGCCACCAATATAACCCTGCGTCCCCTGCCTACCCTGAATTCCTTGAGATCCCTGGGATCCCTGCACGCCTTGTGTAGATGTTGTAGTGGATGTTGTAGTCATAGATTTTCCTAGAGTGTTATTTGGTAATCGTATCAATATTTAGCCGTATTTGTTTAACTTGCATCCTGCGTCGAACAATAGTTCAATAAATACAATACTATGCCAAGACTATCTATGTATAAACCAGAAAAAGGTGCCGATTTTAAGTTTTTAGATCGCACTATTAATGAAGAATTTCAAGTGGGCGGCACAGATGTGTTTATACACAAATTTTTAGGGTCTGTAACTCCAGAAGATGGCACTTCTTCACCTACTACTCCAAATAATAGCAATAATTCAGTTCCTGAATTAGGTATACAAGATGTGTTATTCATGGAAAATAGAGATAGAAATTACAGTCCCGATGTTTATGCTATTCGAGGAATTTATCAAATGCAGGATTTAGATTTTAATCTAAGTCAATTTGGATTATTCCTGCAAAATGATACAGTTCTAATGCATTTTCATCTGCGCAGTACTGTTGAACTATTACAAAGAAAAATAATGCCCGGCGATGTTATAGAATTACCGCATTTAAAAGACGAATACGCATTAGATAATAATTTAGTAGCATTAAAAAGATTTTATGTGGTGCAGGATGTTAGTCGTCCTACGTCAGGATTTAGCCAAACTTGGTATCCTCATTTATTAAGAGCTAAATGTGTACCATTAGTAGACAGTCAAGAATTTAGCCAAATCTTTAACGCAGATGCAGGAAATCAAGATGGAAGCACACTGCGTGATTTAATGAGTACTTATAATCAGTCTATAGCCATTAATGATCAAATTGTTGAACAGGCCATGCTAGATGCTCCTGTCAGCGGATATAATACTAGAAGTTTTTATATTATTCCTACTGTAGAATCAGGATTGGTCGATGTGGCTGATGCCAGCGGCATGATGGATGATGCTAGCACAGAACAAGCAGTGTTAGATGCTAGTGTAGTGTTACATACTCCTACAAAAAATTTATATATTGGTTATTTGACAGGAGATGGTGTTCCACCTAATGCTGCTCCGTTTGATTCGGGAATAACTTTTACTGTCAATCCAGCAACAGGTGCATTTTATCTTCGTACTGATTATATGCCTAATGCATTATATAGATTCGATGGTAATGTCTGGAATTTATATGAAAAAAATGTTCAGATGACCATGAATCAATTTGGTCAACAAGATGTTGCTAGTGGGGTATTTGCTGGTAAACCAGTTCGACAAACTCAAAAATCAGGGTTTATTAACAATACTAATACTGCAACCATTAACGGAAAAGTTGTCGAAGAGAGACAGGCATTAAGTCAAGCATTAAAACCTCGGGCGGATAATTAAAATGTCACAATGGTTCTATGATGGTCAAATTAGAAGATATCTTACTCAATACATAAGAGTAATGAGTAATTTTTCTTATAAAGATGGAATGGGTAAATTACACCAAGTTCCAGTTATGTATGGAGATCCTAACCGTCAAGCCTCGGCGGCATTGAAAAAGAATTCGGAAAATGTCGTTCCTACTGCTCCATTTATTGCTTGCTATATTAAAAATATAGAATTTGATCAAACAAGATTGCAAGATCCTACTTTTGTCGACAAGGTACAAATTCGAGAAAGAGCATTCGATGAGGAATCTGGACAATATTTAAATTCTCAAGGGTTAGGATATACTGTAGAACGTATTATGCCTGCACCTTATAAATTAACATTTGCTGCGGATATATGGACTACCAATACTGATCAAAAATTGCAAATATGGGAACAATTGGCCTATTTGTTTACTCCCAGTTTAGAATTACAAACTACCGATAACTATCTCGACTGGACTAGTTTAACAATTTTACAGCAAGAATCTATCACTTGGAGTAGTAGATCAATTCCGCAAGGTGTTGAACAAGATATCGATATTATGAATTTAACATTCTTCACACCGGTATGGATTACTCCTCCTGCTAAGGTTAAACGATTAGGTATTATTACAAAAATTATTGCCAACGCTTTTAGTGATGAGCAGGGTGTTATTATTACAGATTATAATGATCCCGCGGCAGTATATCCCGGATTAGGACAACCTTTGTTCACTACCGTAGTTACTCCCGGAGATTTTGAATTATTAGTTCTAAACAATGTTGCCAGTTTATTATCTAATAGCATAAACAAAGATGCTAATGATACTACTATGCCACCAGGAACTGTTGATTGGTTGCAGTTATTAGATTTATATCCCGGACAATTCCGTGCTGGACTTAGTCAATTAAGATTACAAAAACCCGACGGAACTTTTATTGTTGCATATATTAGTTTAGATGCTAACGATAATAGTCGAATGTTATTAAATTTTGATCCGGATACAATTCCCAGTAATACTATTATTCAAGGAAGAGGAACAGTAGACGCTATTATTAATCCCGAAACATTCGATCCTAAAAATGTAATCTCTCCGGGATCTAGATATTTAATTTTAGAAAACATCAATGTGGTTCCTGAATTCGGAACTCCTGGATATAGTGGTCCACGAGCTTGGAAAAATCATGATGATACCGATTTCCAGGCATATGCCAATGACATTATACAATGGGACGGAGCGCATTGGAGCATAGTATTCGATTCTCAAATATCACAACCCACTACTTACATAACTAATACATATACTGGAATACAGTATATGTGGGACGGCACAGAATGGAGCAAGAGTTTTGAAGGCATATATTCTAAGCAGTTATGGTCAATAGTTCTGTAAATCAAATTATTTGTAGTGGTGGATTATTCTTATCTCGAGACACTAAAAGATTTTTATTGTTGTTAAGAACACAAGGAAAAACTGCGGGCACTTGGGGACTAGTCGGTGGAAAGAAAGAACCTGCGGATTTAACTGCGTTTGATGCACTTAATAGAGAAATTTCTGAAGAAGTTGGAATAACACCTAAAATTAAAAAAGTAGTGCCGTTAGAATTATTCATTAGCAATGATCAGAATTTTTACTATAATACCTATGTATTAATTGTGGAAAAAGAATTTATTCCTACACTAAATGCCGAGCATCAAGGATATGCTTGGGTAGATTTTAATAAATGGCCCAAACCATTACACCAGGCTGTAAAGACCAGTCTCAATAATAAAATTATTAAAACAAAATTAGAATTATTACTAGACTTGATTTAATTTAATTAAATCGGGGCCAAAGGCCCATGTTCCCATGTGTCGTAGTTCCATACTTAGGTTAGTATCCACTTTAACAGTGTATCCGGCCTTTTTCAATTTTATGCAAAAGTCCATGTCCTCACCTAGATGGTCATTGCTTTCTTCGGTCCAATGAAATTCAAACCAAGGTTTGGGAATTTCTTTTAGTATGCTAGTCTTGACCAGCATACAACCCATACCAATACCTTCTACTGGAACTAGTTCATTTTGGGATTCAAATGGTAAAGGATTTATCCAGTCTCCGATCTTTTCATAAGCAACACCTTTAGCAGGTAATTGTCTACGAACATAGTTTGCTGCTACCACAGATTCTTTATGAGCCATTAGACGCATAGCAGTGGTGGCGGGGAATACCATATCACTATCCAACCAAAGCATATATTCGGCTCCGATTTTCTGTGCTTCATTTGCTAATCTAGCTCGTTGTGTTAGTAATACTGTACTGGCATCCATGACAACATGAGTATCGATGTTATTCATAGTATTGAGTTTGACTAATTCGGTCAAACACATAGCAAATGCCGAATGTAGCATATCTCTACATGGAACTAAAACGGCTAACTTACTTTTCTTAAGGCTCCACTGACTAGAGGAGAAGACAGATTCTTTTTTCATGCACCAGCTACGTCTGAACTTAATGTTTCGCCTTGTATAACCAATTCTCGAATGGAATTAATTAAATCTTGTGTACGTTTGGATGCGAGAATAAAATCGTTAGGACTTAGTTTACACATGGTATTCATAGTCTCATAACTAACTCGATTATTCGTCAATACTTCTAATGCACTATGTCGTGCTATGGTTTCGATAAAATTATGTTTTACAACTTCGTCTTCGTTGGATAATAATTCCATGCAATCTTCTTCATCTAGTTCATCGGCTAATTCTAACAATATAGTTAATTCTGATTTTTGTTCTGAAGTAGGTTTAGTTAGAGATTTTAATTCTGAAATTCTTTTTAAGAATTCTTTTAAAGTAGTAGGGTTAGAAGCACGATCGTTCCAAGTAATATTATCTAATTCCCAACGACTGGGGCCTAGATTTGCTTGTTTTAAAATTTTATCTAAATTAACTTTTGATTTTTTCATATTATAAATTACCGTAATAAGTATATGGAACTGTTTTTCCGCCAAATGTTGACGAGAAACTAATTGTTGTGCCTAATGTTTTACCACCATAACTTACACCTAATGTAGCACTGAGCTTAATATTAAGACCGGCTAACTGTGCGCGAGTAGCTGTACCAGCAAATCCGCCACCACCGGCTGCAACATATACCGCACCCATTGCAATTGCCTGGCCAGTGGCTGGTAAAACTGCCATGGTTTATTCTCCTGTTGCCTGGTATTTATTGACCAGGTTAGTAACAGTGGCTTGAAGTTGAGCAATTTGTGTCTGTTGATCTTTGATTGCTTCGATTAGTAACGGTACCAATTTTTCGTACTGAATGGTTTTATAATGTTCTCCCGATTTACTGCCACCTTCGCCATCATTATCAAATGGTGCGGGTCTTACAGCTTCTGGTAAAACCGCTTCAACATCCTGTGCAAATAATCCTACAAGATTTTGTGAAGTGCTGAATCCATATTGTGCTGCAATATCATTCCAATTATAAATTATTCCTTGTAATGATAACACTTTGGTAACAGCATTGTCAATAGGTCTTATATTAGTTTTTAATCTACGGTCCGAAGAGTATGCTGTGATTTCGTTGGATGCGTTGATCTGTCCGGTTGTAGCACCAGATGCAGTACCAACGTTTACTCCTAAAGATATAGTAGCCGTAGTAAGTATGCTTAACCCAGCAGTACCTGGCACCCAACTACCAAGTGATGTAGCCGCAGTACCAAATTTTAATCCTACTGAGCCTCCTAAACCTAAAGAGTTAGATTCGGTTCTTATAATTGTATCGCCTGCAGTAGCATTTGAAAGATAACTGCCTGCACTAGCTGCACTATCTACAGTTAAATTACTACCGTTACTAGTATTTTGTAATTGGAGTAAAGCAGCGTTTCCGGCGGAGGCCTGAGTAACTCCAAGTAACGCGCCGTTAAAAGTTAGTACACTACCATTAGCTAGGGTAGTAGCATTTGATGCATATACAATACCGTTAGCAGTCCAAGAGGTTTGGTTAGTACCTCCGTTAGCTGTAGCTAATGTACCAGCTAGAGTAATTGCACCACTTGTGGCCGATGCTGGAGTTAGGCCAGTTGTACCACCTGCAAAAGTAGTTACACCTGTGTTGCTAATTGTAACAGCACCAGTTGCACCAGATACGCTGATACCTGTACCAGCTACAGCACTTGTAACACCTGCGTTAGTCCATGTAACTGGCGCAGATCCGTTATATGCGGTACCGCTTAAACCAGTACCTGCCGTTAATGAATTAGCTACAGAACCGGCCGATCCACTAACTGTTCCCGTAACATTGCCGGTAAGGTTACCATTAAATGTTGTTGCATATACGTTAGCCCATACGTTACCCGATATTCCTAAATTGTAAGTATTTGTTGCTGCTGGATATAAATTACCGCTGCTATCTAATATTAATCTTGCAGAAATGCTATTTGCACTAGTGGTAGTTGTTCCTGATCCCCAAACTATACCACCGTTAGCCAAGCTGGTATTGAATTGCATATAGGCCATCCAAGTAGCATCAACTTTTTGTTGAAGACGCATACCTGCCGTGGTCCATGTAGATCCTGCAGCATATCGAGTATTGGTAATTTCAAGATAATCTTGATTGCCTGTATTAACATTATATGTGGATAATAATGTTTGGTTACCTGCACTAGTCCCTAATGCAGCACCAGTCTGTGTATATTGAAAGCTATTTGTAGCAATATTGCCACCTAATCCAAGACTTGTTCCATTGAACTGTAAATTAGCACTAGATTGAAATGCACTAGTTCCATTTCCATATGGAATATAATTAGCGGTTAGAGATATAAGACCTGTACCACCATTGGCTACGTTTAATGTACCAGCCAAAGTAATTGATCCAGTAGTTGCTGCTGCTGGAGTTAGTCCAGTGGTACCACCTGCAAAACTTAGTACACCATTATTAATAAATGTTATAGCAGCACTTCCGTTGTAAGTTGCACTGCCATATAGACCAGTACCTGCTGTTAGTGCCTGTGGATTAACTGCTGTACCTGAATAAGTAGTGGCACTATCAGCTAATACAGCACGACCTACATAAAGAGAACCAGTGCTTAACCAAGTATGTGCACCTGCACCACCTGAAATTAATACGTTACCCGCAGATCCAGCAGCACTGATTGCCATTGCTGATGCACCTGAGTAAATTATACCTCCATTAACTGCTGTTAATGCGGCCTGTGTTCCTCC